AACGTGGCCGTAGTGGGCTGTGAAGGCTGCGGTGATGTGCAACGGCTGGCGGTGAGTTGCTGAACGTGGCCGGAGGGGACTGTGATGGCTGCTGTGATGTGCAACGGCTGGCGGTGAGTTGTTGAGCGTGGCCGGATGGGGCTGTGATTGTTGCGGCGATGTGCAATGGCTGGCGGTGAGTTGTTGAGCGTGGCCGGAGGGGGCTGTGAAGGCTGCGGTGATGTGCAACTGCTGGCGGCGGGTTGTTGAGTGTGGCCGGAGTGGGCTGTGAAGGCTGCGGTGATTGTCGCAGGGTGCAGGGGCGCTGTGCTGTGTGGATGGCGGGCGGGATGAGAGATTTGGAGGTGGTTTTTGGGTGATTGTGAGGCCCAGAGGTGAATGGAATGGCGGTCTGCCGCCGGCTGAGCTGCTGTATTCTTGCGTGATGGAGCATGAACAGGAGAAGCAGAGGCTGAGGAAGCTGCGCGATTATTATGAGGGCAGACATTCGGTGAGCGCACGCAGCCGTATGAGCGGCATGCCAAATAATGCGCTGGTGCACGGGTTTCCCCGGTACATATGCATCATGACCAGCGGTTATCTGATCGGTGCGCCGATACGCTATCGCGCGGAGGGGCAGGAGGAGCAGCTGGAGGCGCTGAAGGCGGTGTTTGCGGGCACCGAGATCGACAGCGTGGATGCTGAGCTGGCGCGCAATGCGGCGGTGTTCGGCAAGTGCGTGGAGCTGGTGTTTGCGGGCGCGGACGGCAGGCCCCGCAGCGTGGCGATATCGCCGGAGAAGGCGTTCGTGGTGTATTCCGACGATGTGGAGCAGGCGCCTATGCTGGGCGTATACGGCGTGCAGCTGATGCGCAGCGACGGTTCTTCCATGGGATACCGGTTCGACGTGTACACGGACAGATGCGTTATGAGCTACCGCATGAAGAATGTGTGCCGCGAGGGGTTTGCGAAGCCTGAGAAGGTTGAAAAGCATTATTTCGGCATGCTGCCCATGGTGGAATACTGGAACGGCGACGATGAGACAGGCGATTTCGAGAACGCGATATCGCTGATCGACGCCTACGACCTGCTGCAGAGCGACCGACTGAACGACAAGCAGCAGTTTGTGGATGCGCTGCTGGTGCTGTACGGCTGCACGCTGGAGACGGACGAGATGGGCAGAAGTCCCGGCAGACAGCTGAGGGAGGACAAGGCTATCGTGCTGCCAGATGGGGACGCGCGGGCAGAATGGCTCTGCAAGCAGCTGAATGAGACCGACACCGAGGTGCTCAAGTGCGCGCTGAATGCGGATATCCACAAGATGTGCATGGTGCCCGACATGACGGACGCAAATTTCGCGGGAAACTCCAGCGGCGTTGCCATGAGGTACAAGCTGCTGGGTCTGGAACAGCTCACGCGCATCAAGGAGCGCTGGTTCAGGGAGGGGCTCAGGCAGAGACTGAAGCTGTATGCAAGATATCTGATGCTGCTGGGCAAGAGCGAGCTGGACACGAGCGGCGTGAGCATCCATTTCGTGAGGTCGCTGCCGTCGAACGAGCTGGAGGTGGCGCAGACTGTGAAGGAGCTTGATGGACTCGTGGATAAGGACAAGCTCAGGGAGAAGGCCGAACAGGCTATGGGATTTTAAGGAAGGAGAGATCGGATGGACGAGATGATTACCGGCATGGAGAACGAGCAGCAGAGGCTGGTTGAAGAGGCTGTGGCTGCGGCGCGCGATGAATGGGAGAACGACATGGCGCGCAGGCTGGCAGACGCCCGCGCTGAGGGCGAGCGCATCGCGGGCATGACTGCCGAGGAGAAGCTGGCTGAGCGCGAGAGGAAGCTGGCTATGCGCGAGAAGGAGATGCGCAGAAAGGAGCTGCGCGCCCGAATGGAGCTGAGGCTCATTGAGGACGGTCTGCCCAGGGAGCTTTCTGAGGCGTTCGACTATGAGGACGAGGAGCGCGCCAATGCAAGCTACAATGCGGTCACCCGCGTGTTCAGGAATTGCGTGCAGGAAATGGTCGCGGAGAAGCTGGGCAGCATCGAGATGCCCAAGGCGGGCGTTGTCAAAGAGGCGGGCTGCATGACCGACGAGCAGTACTACGCGATGCGAATGGGCATCTGATGCAGGGCCGGAAAGCTGGCGGGCGGCGCAGCGCATGCCGCGAGAAGGCTTTTGGATTGGGCGTATCGGCCCGGAGCGGACCGGCTTTGCATGGTTTTTTAAGAGAAGGAGGAGGTATTTTTTATGGCTAATACTTTTGTTACCCTGCAGGAGATCGCACGTCTGGCACTGCCCAGGCTGCGCGACAATCTGGTGTTTCCCGGCCTGATCCACCGCGATTTTGTGGATGAGATGCACGGCGTGGGCGATGTGGTCAAGGTGCGCAAGCCCGTTATGTATGAGGCGGGCGAGTTCGACGAGGCAAAGGGCGTGCAGTATCAGGACATCGTCGAGGACGGCGTTGAGGTGAAGCTGGATCACATTGCCACCGTTGATGCGCGCGCTTCCGCTATCGAGGCGGCTACCTGCGTGGATGATCTGAACAGGCTGTTCGTTGAGCCTGCGGCCATTGCGATCGCGGAGAAGATCAACGCGGACGGTCTGAAGCTGTATCAGGACGTGTTCAACTGCGTGGGTCAGGCGGGCGTTACTCCCGGCGAGCTGACCGACATTTCCGCCGCACGCAGGGCGCTGAATATGATGGGCGCGCCCATGCATGGCCGCTGCGCGGTGTGGGATGTGGAGGCTGACGCAAAGTTCATGTCTCTGGATGCGCTGGTGAACGCCGAAAAGGCGGGCAGCAATGCTGCGCTGCGTGAGGGCGCTATCGGCCGCGTGTACGGTCTGGACAATTATATGTCCCAGGCGGTGGCAAAGCATGTAAGCGGCATTACCGCTGCCAACGGCGTGAAGGTGAACGGTGCGGTGGCAAAGGGCGCAAAGACTCTGAATATCGACGGCACTGCCATTACCGGCAAGCTGGTGAAGGGCGACGTCATGAAGATCGGCGAGAAGTGCTATGTGGTGACTGCGGATACTGCGGCGGCTTCCGGCAATGCCATTAATGGCGTAAAGGTCTATCCTGCTATGGAGGAGACCGCCGACAACACCGATGTGACCATCATGGGCAGCCATGTGGCTAACCTGGCTTTCCATCCCATGGCATTTGCATATGTCACCCGTCCGCTGGCCAATCCCGACGGTCAGGGCGTGGAGAGCTATGTCACCAACTTTGACGGCCTGTCCCTGCGCGTGACCCGCGGTTACGATCAGCAGTACAAGCGCAGCATCTATTCCATGGATGTGCTGTACGGCTTCAAGACTGTGTATCCCGAGCTGGCCGTGCGAGTCATGGGCTGACGATAATATTATGCGCCCCGGCTGAGTGCCGGGGCGTTTGAGGAAGGATGTGAAGGGATGCTGGAAAAGCTGAGGCGCAGGCTGCCCGACGCGGGGGCGGCGGAGGATGAGCTGCTGATGGACCTTATCGGGGACGCGGGGCAGTTTATCTGCGCATTTACCATGCGGGAGGAGGTGCCGGATGCGCTGAAGGGCGTACAGGTGGAGCTGGCTGCAATTTTCTACAACCGCATGGGCATGGAGGGCGAAAAATCCCACAACGAGGGCGGAGTGAACAGGACCGTGCAGGCGCTGCCGGACGATATCGCCGCGCGGCTGAAGCCCTGGAGGCTGGCACGCACGGTGCACGGCATGGAGGGTGATGGGCAGTGAGGCTGCTGAAGAGGACGGCGTGCGAGATAAAGGTGTTCGGCAGGAGTCTTGAAACGGATGCGCTGGGCGGCGTGTGCGAGCGGTTTTCCGGAGAGGCAAGGGTGCTTTACGGGAACATCGGCTTTGTGAACAACACACTGAATTCCACAGCGAATGCGCTGATGAGTACATCTGCGGGCGTGCGGACAGCGCAGACGCTGAGGCTCAGGTTCATTGGCAGGGCGGAGATTTATGCCGGGGACGGCGTGATGCTGCCCGGCGAGGACGGGGTGTGCTGGCGCTGCGTCGAGGTGAGCTGTTTTCCGCTGATCACTGTGGCGCGCGTGGAGCGCATCGCGGGAGCTGACGGGCTGTGAGGAAGAGTTTTTCATATCTGGGCGCGCGGTTTGCTGAGATGGGACGCGGGATCGGGGCTGCGGCCTCGCGCGTTCTGGAGGAATGTGTGCGCGGGGCTATGGAGGACGCCCGGGAGACGGCGCCTGTGGGCACGGGTGTGCGCCGGGAGCCGCGGCTGGTGGATTCGTTTTCGTATGAGGTGAACGGGCTTACCGGGGAGATGCGGGTGCGCAATCCACATGCGGCATATGTGGAATTCGGCACAGGCGTGCGCGGCGCGCAGAGCACCGGGACCGCGCCGGGCGGCAAGTATGACGCAGACTGGCCGGGCATGGCGGCGCAGCCTTACATGTATCCCGCGGCGCAGCGGGCGCGGGGTGATTTTGCACAGCGGATGATGGCAGCGGCTATTGCGGCTGCGGCAGGAAGAGGTGGAGAGAAATGATCAGTCTTTGCGACAGGGTGAAGGCGGCGCTGGCGGGCGTGTGCGGGCAGGTGTATTATTTTTATCCCGCAAGCTGGGTGCGGCTGCCCTGCGTGGCGTGGAGGGAGAGCGGCAACCGTGAGCTGGCCCGCGCGGACGGTCGGGAGCAGCTTACGGAGCTGACATATACCATTGACATATGGAGCGATTCCCCTGAAAAGAACGGGGAGCTGGCGCTGGATATTCACAGCAGGCTGGCGGCAGAGCATTTTATGAGGACTTATTCGGCGGATATTTACGAGACCGGCACGCGCCTGCACCACAGGGTGCTCAGATACAGGGCGGTGGCGGGCGCAGACGGCCGGATATATCAGTAGAGGAGGGGTTTTATGGCAGTAAATTCTTACGGTACCGTGTTCAGGTTCATGCCTTCGGGCGGCGAGGACGTGGTGGTGGGTTCTCTGGCTTCCATCGGCGAGCTCACCTGTGATTCCGAGGAGATCGATGTGACCACGCTGGATTCCGCGGACGGTTACAGGGAGTACATACAGGGCTACCGTGATGCGGGCGTGATATCCCTTGAGGGCTATCATGCCAAGGGCGACGCGGGTCAGGCTGTGCTGCGCGAGGCCTTTGAGACCGGCAAGACCGGCGACGCTAAGGTGACATTTCCCGACGGCTCCAGCGTGGGCTTCAAGGCATATGTGAAGAGCTACACGCTGGGCGCGGCAAAGGTGGACGGCGCGGTAGGCTTTGGCACGGTTCTCAGGATCACCGGCGGCGTTATGTTTGACGAAGGCTGAGGCGGCTGCGGATGGAGATGATTCGTGACGTGGCGGGCAGGCAGCTCAGGCTGAAATATACGTTCAACAGCATCTGCGCCATTGAGGACAGGGCCGGATGTGCGCTGGACGAGCTTATGCAGCGCAGATTCGCGCCGGTAAGGCTGCTGTTCTGGGGCGCGCTTACCGAGCTACAGCCGGAGATATCGCTGCATGAGGCCGGGGAGATAATCGGCGCGCATGTGCAGGCGGGCGGCAGTCTGGACGATATCGCCGGGCTGTGTCTGGAGGCGCTGGAGAGGGCCGGCTTTGGCGGAGAAAAATGAGAGGCGAAATATACAGGGCGTGTCTTGAGATAGTCTCACGCGCTTCCGGGGACGGCGTGTGCACGGCGGATGAGGCGTGGCACATGGCGCCCAGGGAGCTTTTTGAGAGGATCCGGATTCACGAGCGGGCGCGGGTCAGGCAGATGAAGGATATGGATCTGCTGGCGTGGCTGGTCGGGCAATATGCGGCGGTGGGCATAAATTCGCCCGGGAGATATCCCGGGCGGCCTGACCGCGTGCGCGAGCGGGCTGTGGGAGACGATGAGATGCGCAGGCTTATGAAGGATATGGCCATGAGGGGCGCAGGGAGGTCGGCAGATGAGCAATGTGATTGATGAACTGAAGGTGATTTTTTCGGCGGAGACCGGGCCGCTTATGGCGGGGCTTGCCGGGATAAGTCAGAAGCTTCAGGAAATGCAGGGGATGAGCGGCGCGGCGGAGGCTTCGCTGCAGGCGCTGGCGGGCGCGTTTTCGGGCGGACTTTCGGGCGTTGCCGAGGACGCTTTTTCCGCAGGAGCAGGTGCGGGCACAGCATTTGCACGGGGACTGAGGACACAGGCTGGCAGCGTGAGGAGCGCGGCGGCTTACATATCCGCATCTGCGGTGAGTGCGCTGGGCGGCAGATATACCGCAGGCGCGGATGCTGGCGGTGCGGAGGTCTCCGGCGGCGCGTCCTCTGCGACGAGATTTGATACCTCGATACTTTCCGGTGGTACGGGCGCGGCGGTAAGCGGCGGCAGCCGGAATATTGAGGTCACGGTGCCGCTGAATGTGGACGGCGTGAAGCTGGGCGAGGCGTGCATCCGGGCGATGGACAGGGTGTCCGGCATGACGGGCCGCGCCCATATCGCCATTTGACGGAGGTGACGGGATGCTGATTATAAACGGTAATGCAGTTGCATCGCCTTCGGCGCTGAATGTGAGCTTCGAGGAGCGGGGCGACTTTTCCAAATGCAACGTGCTGGGCGAGCGGCTGGCGGACAGGCTGGCCGTGAAGCGCGTGATCGATGTGGAATGGGCGCTGCTGCCGGAGGCGGATATGGCGGCGGTGCTGGCTGCGATGGGACAGAAGGTATTTTTCAAGGCTACATATCCTGACCCTGAGACCGGGGCTGCGCAGGAGATCGTGTGCCGCGCGGCGGAACGCAGCGCGCGGATATATCGCATGGACGGCGGCTCTCCGGTGTGGGCGGATGTGCGCATGAGATGGGAGGAGCAGTGATATGGCTGGTTTTTCTTCATCTATGCTGCAGACCGAGAGGGAGCTGCGGCTGCGGGGCGCGATAAAGTACGCTGACGGTACGGAGTATGCGCTGGGCGTGGCGGATTTTGTTTCGGTGCAGATATCCGAGGGCGTGAACGACGGCATACTGCCGGGCGCGGTGCTGTCGGCGGCTTGCACGCTGGTAATGAACAACGGGGATGGTCGGTTTGATATTGGCGGCGCGCGCAGGGGATATGCGGGCATGGCGGGCGCAGAGATCACGCTGAAGATCGAAGTGAAGAACGACGCGGGCGAGTGGCTGTTTGCGCCGATGGGCGTGTATTATGTTGAAAACATGCACAGCGAGACGGGCTCGCCGGTGGTGACGCTGGAGTGTCATGACGGTATTTACAGCCGCGCGGGCGTCACATTTGAGGACGGGCTGGCATATCCATGCAGTGTGAAGGCTGTGTTTGAGGCTGCGGCGGAGCAGGCGGGATTTACATTTTCCGGGACTGTGCCCGGGGAGAATATGACGCTGGACAAAAAGCCTGCGTGGGGCAAGGACGCGAGTGTACGTGACGTTTTGGGGCATGCGGCGGCGGTCACCGGCTGCTGCGTGCTGGCGGACCGCTGGGGATATATGGCGGTAAGAAGGCTCACGGGAAGCGGCGCGGCATTTGCGATTTATCCCGAGGCGTATATGGCGCGCACGTTCCGGGAGGAGTATTTCGGGCCGGTGAGCGGAGTGAGCATCACTACGGTGAACGGCGATGGAGATACCGATTCTGAGGTGCAGGAGATGGAGTTTTCGTCCGGCACGGGCGGCTGCGTGCTGGATATAAAGGCAAATCCCATGTTTGTGACCGGCGCGGCGGGTCTGAATGCGCTGGGGCAGGGGATGATGGACGCGGTCGCTGGCCTGGAATATACGGGCTGTGAATTCAGCTGGCGGGGCGACCCGGACATTATGCCCGGCAGGTATATCAGACTGGTCGGAGTTGACGGCGGGGAAACATACTGCATCGTTTCACGGCAGACGCTGGTGTTTGACGGCGGATTCCATTCGGAATGTGTGTGCGGCGTGCCGGGGGATGCCGATATCCGCCGGAATGCGCTGGGATGGAACGGCAGCATCAGTGCGGACAGGATCATTGGTACGCTTTCCGGTTGTCAGATCGGCAATGGAGCCGTTACTGCGGCGAAGATCGCGGCGAAGACGATCACCAGCAATGAGATTATGGCGGGAACCATTACCGCTGCAGAGATAAATGTGGCAGATCTGTTCGCCTCGCAGGCCACCATACAGGCGCTGAACGCCGCAGACATCTCCGGCAACGAATCGCTGCATCTGTATGTGTCCGGAAAGGTAGAAAACGTTGACGCTGAAGTGGCTGCGCTGCGAACTGAGATAAATCTGGTGCCCGGCAAGATAGAGCTGGCGGTATCGGAGATCGACGAGTTCCATGCTGGCACGACGGTGGACATCACCAAGGATGAGTTCCGGGTGAGCACGCCGGAGTTCGTTGTGGACATCGTGG